TTATGTGTGACCATTTTGCCAGCCTTGGCAGAATGGTCGTGTTTTACTGCTCGCTTTCAAGAAGCCTTACTGTCTGACGATATTCCTCCGCTTTGGCAACGGCAGTAAAAGTGACCGTTGCATTATGGTTTTCTTTTACCACCTTTTCAATTTCCGAAAGAGAAACGCGGAAGAACTCTTTTCGGCTGTTTACCAGATTTATACGCCGATCATCAAACTGCCTGTGTAAAGCCGTCTCCAACGCCGGCGCGTCCTCGGAGAAAATCATAGCGTGAACATCGAATTCAAACGGTACGGAAGCACTGCTAAGTTCTTTAATTCGGTCCATCGGCTCCAACCGTCGTGTCATTCCAATTTTATATACATTCTCACCAAAAGAGCCGATATTGGATATTACATAGACAAAGCCAGCGCGTGTATTCTGCTCCCGATCGAGTACATTTTTTCTGTCTTGCTCTAACAGGCCGAGTTTCGCCTCCAGTTCTTTTATCTTGTCAACATAAAGCTGCTTTTCAATATCATCCGCTTTATGTAGATAAGTCATGAGTTTCTGAATTTCATTCTTGAACTGCCGTTCTTCCTTATCGAGCTTTGCTTTTTCGCGTTCAATTTCACGGCGCACTTTTTCTTCTTCGAGCATTTGCTCTCGAATCGCGCGTTGCTCTTCCTTTTCGCGCTCTGCCATCACCTGATTGCCATACATACAGTTGAGCTGTTCCAGTTTAATCTCCAGCAGCTGGCGGTCGAGTTCCACTCCGTCCGGTGCAAAAATCCTGTTAAGCATTTCAAAGGACTTGATGATTTTAGAACGCGCACTGTCAATGTTCCGAGTGGTAACATTCTTGATAATAGCCGCCGTTTCCGAATTAAAGCAACGCAGGATCTGTTTCACATTTGCATTTACAACAGACTGTGGCGCATCGGAATACACAGATACGGCATTATTTGAGGAAATGCATTCCTTTTCATTAAGTTGCGCAAGAGCAAATTTGTCTTTATATTCAGCGGACGATATATCATAGTCTACCGGGACGGAAGAGGAAACAGCAACCGCTTCTCGTTGCGCAACTTCAATTTCATCTTTAAGATCGCGGATTTCAATATTTAGCTGAGCAACGCATTTCTGTTTGTGCTCAAGTTCCAGTTCAGCAGCACGAGCCCGCTGGGCGGCGTGCTCTCTCTTATCTTTGATCTGATCTTCAACAGTACGAAGTTTTTGAGCACAACTGTCCTCTGTTTCTTTTCGCATTTTTTCCGCAGCCGCTTTGGCGTCCTGCACGCGTTGATCTGCATTGGCAGTCGTAAACGCCGCGTATTCGTCGGCATTTTTGATTATATTTAATTTTGAAAATGACTTCTGCAAAATATAATAGTACAGCACGAGAAACGCTACATCAGCCAAAGCAAACAGCGGTACTCCTACTGTGGCCAAGATAGAAATCACAATAATAAACGGATATGCATACAAAAGGATTTTATATTCTTTTTTCATTTCTTTTTTCTCCTATTAAGTTATTACAGCTACAATCACGGCGTGCCGTGGATTATGCAATCCCACACTCAAAGTAGAACTCCAGTGCCTTATGGATGAACTCTTCCGTCACATTGAAGTATTCTGCCAGCTCGTAAGGCTCCAAGCCCTGGCGCAGCTGCGCCTCCAACTCGACCTTGGGGATTAACTTTTTCACCGCCCACTTATCTGCCTGGCGTTCGTGCTTACTGCGCCGGTCAAGCGGGGCATATAGGTTGTAGAACGACCCGGTTATGCAGTGCCCGGCTTCGTGGGCCAGGCGGCAGCGGGCCTCTGCGGTGCTCTCCAGGCTCTGCTCGTCCAATGCTATGTAATAATCATCGCCGATATTGGCAGACGCAGACTTGGCAGCGGGCATACTGCCCAGATATACCTCTATGTTGTTGCGCTCGATCTCATCGAACAGGGACTCAGTTGTTGTCATTCTCTCTCTTTCTCTTATCTTTGATAAATTCTACAAATCCTTTAACTTCGTTCCACATTTCATCGGTGACTTCACCGTCACCACCGAATAGAGCCACTTTGGCTATTTCCTCCTGATCGTCAGGAAATGGTGTGGCGCTTTCTTCCCAGCCCATAAGATATGCCGGTGTGGTATGAAGAACCTTAGCGAGTGGTTCAAGTATTTCAGTAGGGAATTTCTTTATATCATTATTTTCATACCTGTATATGGTAGCGGGCGATACGCCCAGTTTCTCAGCTACAGTTTCAGCAGAAAGGCCAAGCTCTTTTCTGCGTGCCTTTATTCTGTCGTGAATTTCCATTTCATTCACCTCATACATACCTTTCATATACCTTTCACATTCATTATATCAGCATTTTGCAAAAATGCAATAATATTTTTGCAAAAATGCAAAAAAGTGTTGACAACTCGCGTTTTTGCGAGTATAATCAAAATCAAGGAGGTGATCACATGGTTAACATTCAGCTACTCGAACAGGAAATGAAGCGTAAGAATGTGTCTAACGCCGATATTGCGGCGGCCCTTAATATTGATATAAGCACCTGGAGCCGCAAGAAAGCAAGGCCTATGGGTATCAAGATAGGTGAGGTAGAGCAGATTTCTGCATTGTTAAAGCTTTCAAAAAATAAGGCGAAGTCTATTTTTTTGCCGTCAGACTCGCAAAAATGCGAGTAATTGATAAGAGCCAGCCCTTAGATAAGCAGGCAGTTAAAGCGAGGTGAATAAAAGTGATTGTTGTATTGGTTCTTATTTCCACTGTTGCGATGATCAGTGCACTGATGGCGCATTGGAGGCTAAGAGCGGTTCTGTACTATTTGACTGATAAGAACATCCAATTCACCGAAGTGGATATGGAGAAGTGCCTGCGCCAGGTGCTGGAACACCAATTCAAACGGTAGGTGGATTAAGCAACATTGATGATAAGACACTGGTTGCGACGGATGAGAGAACATTCAGAGAAGCAGAGGCAAATTTGGAAGCAATTTTCTTTGTTTTTCTCCATACATTGTCATCTCGGATGTTATCCAGCAGATCGTGACCTGGCATGAGGATGGATTCCACAAAATATGTTGGTGTGGTGCATAGATCTGCAACCGAGACGGCCTTTATGTATCCGGCCTCTGACAGCAAGCTGATTGTATACAAGATTTCTTCAGAAGTGTATGGGTCTATTTGAATTGTAGAGGCGTCTAAGTGGTCGTTGTAACCGAGATGTTCTTCAAGGTAGATCAGTACCTCTCTTACACAGTCTTTGTTTAATTTCATCTGATTTCGTCCTTTCGTCATAATAACATCATTATAGCAACAATTCACAACCAATGCCAGTCTTTTGGGCGGCGGCAGAGATACGCAGGCAGCGGGACCTTTTTTCATTTCTTCTCTTTCTTCTTTTCTTTTTTGTCAAATTTACCCCCTATGTTCCTGCTTCCGGTGCCCGCCCCACCCAACATCACATTTATCGCAATCGGCACTTTTGCCGTGCAGCGGGCAGCTTGCGGCTCTGCCGCTTGCCCAAAGGGCTGGCCGAATAATCGAAAGGAGAAATAATAATGAAAGTACCCATCAACAAGGACAGCCCCTTGGCAATGGACGACTTTGACGCCGCTGTGCAGCAGCGTATGGAGCGCCTGCAAAGCTACATCGACCTGATCCGCACCGCCGAAGCTGTAGAGGAAGAGGTCAAGGCCAAGGGTGCAAAACTGTATCTTGGTCCGGAAGATGTGGCGGCATACCTGAATTGCAGCATACCGACAGCAAGGCAGTATATGCACCGTCCGGGCTTTCCTCTCATTCAGCTGGGAGAGAACGGCACCAAGTTGGCTGTGTTCGCCCCGGCGTTCCACGCCTATAATGCAGGCAAATATTGATTTTGCAGTCAACTGCAAAGGAGAATAACAATGGATAATGAGAAGTTGAAAGAGATACTGGAACGCCACCGTAAGTGGTTGAACGATGAGGACGGCGGCGAGAGAGCCGACCTGCGTGAAGCCAACCTGCGTGGAGCCAACCTGCGTGGAGCCAACCTGTGTGAAGCCAACCTGTATGGAGCCGACCTGTATGGAGCCAACCTGCGTGGAGCCAACCTGCGTGGAGCCGACCTGTATGGAGCCAACCTGTATGGAGCCGACCTGCGTGAAGCCAACCTGCGTGAAGCCAACCTGCGTGGAGCCAAAAACATTCCCTTCATACCGCTTGTGTGTCCTGAAAGAGGCTCTTTCACAGCGTTTAAAAAGTGTGGCTCATACATTATCGAACTTTTGATTCCACAAGACGCAAAACGCTGTTCAGCAACCACGAGAAAGTGCAGAGCCAGTTATGCCAAGGTGGTGGCTATCACGAATATGGACGGTAGCCAGGCTGAAGTCGATCATGTGACCAACCATGCTTATGAACCGATTGAATATAAGATCGGCGAATATGTGCATCCGGACTCTTTCGATGATGATAGATGGAACGAGTGTTCGCATGGCATTCATTTTTTCATCAACCGCCAAGAAGCGGTGGAGTATTAAGGAGAAAACCAATGACAAAACGAGAAAAGGCAGGAATTGTGCTGGTGGTCACCGGCTTTCTGCTGGTGCTGTTTGGTTGCTGTCTGGTGGCGGACAATCCGTACTGGTGGGTGTCTGTAGCAATCAGCGGTGCCGGATGTGGCCTGATCGCCCTGGCAGTGTTCGTACTGCCTAAGGACGAGGACGAGGCCCGACAGGACAAGCAGCTGGTGGTTGAAGATGATAAGGATAGAGTGGTGCTGCTGGCGCCGCTGACAGACTTTGAATTGGCGTATCTGCACGCCATTCAACTTGGAAAGGATGATGAAAATGGACGATTACATTGATTTGGTGATTGCTAAGCTGGATGAGGACCACATTGTCCTGCGGGCGCCGTGGAATACCGTTAGAGCCGGCGACACCGTGTATGTGCGGGGTGACGGCAACTACGAGGCACTGGAAGTCATCGCAGAACGGAAAACCAAGGCTTTGATGGAATTGCCGAAAGTGACCGCCATTATGCTGCCACTGGAGTATGACGACGAACAAAGCGGCGGGCAAAAAGAAAAAGCCGACTGAGCGACCAGTCGACTTGAACACAGGCGGCGAAAAGAAAGTAAAACGCCTGCGTTAATTACATTATATATAAGGACCGCAGAGAAGTCAAGGACAAGCCGTGCGGCAAGGGCAAAAAAAGGGGTCTGTGCTCCTTTTTTGCTCCTCGTTCAAAGTATTATTTTTAGGCGCAAAACCCCAACGGCAAAAATATATATCGCTTGGCATTCTTCAGCGGGTTCAGGCGCAGGCAGGAGACCGGCGGCAACAGGGTGTGCACCCGCGCCGCATAATGAGGAGCTGTGCTCTGTGGGAATGTGGAACACGCCGGTGAACCGGTGGGAAACTTGCTTTTCCACCCGGGAGCCGATCAGCGTTTTCCAGCATTTCCACAGTGTGCCGATCCGTCAGAAAGGAGCAAAACAAAATGCCATGGGTGCAAAAGACCACCCACGCAGGTAAATGTATCTACATTCAGCGGCATTACTCCTCCCGCTATGGCAGCAAGAATAAATGCACCAGGGGCAGCAATTACGGCAAGACCAGCGAGGCACAGGCGGCGGTTAACAATCGCCAGGCGTGCCTACAACAGGAGATGATCTTCAACGCCAACTTCGGACCCGGTGACCTGACCGCCACTTTTACATTCCGAAAGGCGGACAGGCCCAATGACCTGCAAGAGATCAAGAAACTGTGGACCGCCTATATGGCCAAACTGAGATATGCCTACAAAAAGGCCGGCGTAGACTTCAAGTGGATGAGAGCCATTGAGACACCGGACAAGAACCCACATATCCACTTGGCGCTGTCCGGTATTGACTTGACCAAGCTACCAAGGTGGCCTTATGGCCGAGTGGAGTATGTACCGGTGGACGACAGAGACCACCACACCTACGGCGGGTACCTACGCGAGGAGACCCACATCAAGCAAGGACACGAGGGCAAGTACACAACGGCCAAGTCCAGAGTGTGCTTTAGCCGCAGCCGTAACCTGGTGGTACCGGAACCGGAATACAAAATCATACACAACGACCACTGGGCGGATGAACCAAGAGCACCAAAGGGCTATTATGTTGTCCGGGACACCCTGAACAACTGGGAGGACGAAGTCACCGGGTTCAAGTACCAGTCCTATGTGCTTTGCCCGATCTCAAAGAACCAACCGCACCGGCGGTGTTAGGAGGGCGACAATGACATACATACAGCAATGGGAACAAATGCGGGACAAGGTGCGAAACTTGGAACAGGAACGCCAAACCCAGCTGATCTTGGCACCGCACAACGCCTACGGCTTCAAGCTAAACATCAACCACCCGCTGATCCGGCCTAAGTGGGACGCCTTTAAGAGCACCAAGGGCCTGGGCCAGTATGGCATGACGGACGATCTGCGCCGGGAATTTGAGGAGGCAGTGCTGGCCAGTAAGTACATGCAAAAGTGCATGGAGCAGGAACAAAGGAAGATTGGCGCCGTCGAGCACCAATTCATCCGTATGGCCTACTCCGTAGAGAAACAGGCAGCGGGCTAATGGGTACCCAAGAACACTGGACTGCTGCCCAGTACCAGGAGTATCTCCGGCAGCGGGCCAAAGGCGGGAACAAATACCACGCAGTAAAAGCCCAAATGGACGGCCGCACCTATGACAGTCGGAGCGAGTGCAAGCGGGCAAAGGAGCTGCAACTGTTGGAACGGCACGGCCTGGTGCGCAACCTGCGGGAGCAGGTCCCTTATGAGTTGATCCCGGCAGGGGTCGGCGAACACCGAAAAGAGCGCCCGGTGATTTATAAAGCGGACTTTGTATATGAGGTCTGCCAGCCGGACGGCACCTGGAAATGGGTGGTAGAGGACACCAAGGGCGCCAAAACAAAGGAATACATCATCAAAAGAAAGCTGATGCTGTACATTCACGGCATCAGCATAAAGGAGACGGAAAAATGAATTTCAAAAAATTGCTATCCATTTGCAAACGAAGCAAGGCCTATTTTCTATATGACCTGCCTGACGGCGAGCAAATGCTCAGTAATGGCAGCTGCGGTTACATCCTGTACGGCCACCCTGAATACACGCCGGAGACGCTGCGCATGGTCGCTGACTTGGCAGAGGATGACAGCGTGATCATGACAAGAATGCCGAAAGCGGATCTGCCGCTGGCAGACCAATGCCCCAATGAAGAATATGCCGCCCCGCTGGACACCTGCATTGTAGCCGCAGGCGCTGTATGGCAACCGCTGATTGTAGGTGCGGGCATGACATTCATCAACAGAAGAGCGTTGCAACCTATCGAAAAGGAAGAAGAGGGATATTACCTGTACAAGCGCGGGGACCTGGTGGTAGTTAAGTCCGGCCTGATCGTGCAGGGCGTGATCAGCACAATGGATCTGTCCAAAGCAGAAGCTGTATGCCGGGATCTGATCAACCTGGGCACCGTGGCCGGTATGGCCTTTGAGGAGCGCAACAATGAAGAATGAGAACGAAAAAACTACTATTGCAATCTTGGCGACGATATGCCGAGATGTGTGTATCTATGGCTCAATCAATAACCGGTGCGGCCTGGACAAGCCGGAACTGGACGAGCACTGCCAGCGTTGCGCGCTGGCGCAGATCAAGGAGGTAACGCTGAAATGACCGAGAAAATCCAAAAAGCCATTGATAAGATCGACCAGGAGGCGGAGAAGATGGGTAGCGCCACCGTGCGTCTGCTATGCTCACACATTATAGACCACTGCCTGGTCAATGATGAAAACGCGGACAAGGTGCTGGATGAGGGCAAGAGCCTGAAAGGCTGCTGGGATCACATCACCAGTAACGCCCGGAAACAAGCCGCGGGCAACTGCGCAGCCGTGCCGGACGACACCGTGTACGAATGGGCAGCGGGCTATTACGGCTTTACCGCCGAAGAGAACAAGGCGGAGATCATCGACCTGCTGGATCTGCTGTGAGGTGTCGGTATGGGAAAGAAACTGAACACGCTTACGCAGGAACAGGCAGAGAAAATCTGGGACGGCCGCCCGAAACTGCCGGAGAAAAAGATACTGACATTTGCACACAAGCAAGTGTTCGTCAACGAGCAGTATTTTTTTAAGCACAAAGAATGCGGCCATAGGTATGGCTATTGTACCGCTTGCGGCAAGGATGTGCAGATCGACATTGAGAACATGCGACTATGGACGGACAAACACGCAGCTTGCCGCTCTGCACGGCATAACGACACCGTATGCTGCCCCGCCTGCGGGCACGAAGTCCAAGCCAAAGACGCCGGGCGTGGCCGTAGTCAGCTGGTCAACGCGGCAGTGGTAGCGGTAACGCAGCGGACAAGGAACGGTGGGATATTACTTTCTTTCGTTCGGGTGTACGAAGACTATAGATACGGCTTTAAGGCCGCGCCAGAAATGGGCGGACTGCTGTACGCCGCATACTTCAATCTTGGGCAGCACTTCGTGGCTGAACGCAGTTACTATTGTGACGATATGTTCATCAGCGTAAAACAAAAGCCAACACGCAAACTGCCGTGCACGGTGGAGCCAGCCAAACTGGATCACAACAGTTGGAAGTGCACAGAGGGAGAGGGAGCAAAGCTGCTGGGCTTTGAAGAGGCGTTGGAAAAAAGTAACCTACGCTATCTGCCATGGGAGACATACCACGAATGTGCGCAGCAACTGCACCGTAGCGCTATAGCCAACTACCCGGTCAACCTGCTTGGGTTACTGTATCAATACAGCCGCCATCCGGTGCTGACAGAGCGCCTGATCAAAGAGGGCAACAGCGACTTGGTAGCCGAACAGGTGGAGTGGAACTGCACAACCGGTATGGACTACAAGCAAGTGGTGCCTTACAAGGCAATGCGACTGACCAAGCCGGAGTACCGCATGATAAAAGCAAAATACAAGATTTGCTGTTCAACACTCAGAGCAACAGCGGCGCTGAAAAAATACGGCTGTAAAATGTCAGATAAAAATATTCTTTTTTTTCTTGCTTTCCAATACACATGGAGCCCGCAAAAATGCTACAAGGCGCTTGATGTTTTGCGGCAGAACCTATCTCCGCAAAAGGCAATAAACTGGGTAAACCGGCAGGCAGCGGGATATGGAACGCCAACAAATGTGCTCTCAGATTACAGCGACTATCTGGATCAGTGCAGGCGGTTGGGCCTGGATGTTAACCGTAAAGAGGTAGCCGTACCGCAGAATCTGCGAGATCTGCACCGGCAGTATTCCGAAGAATTGACACGCCGAGCCAACGAAAAGAAAGCAAAAGAGCAAGCCGAGCGGTCAAAGAAGTTAGCTAAGGATCTGCCAAAGTTGAAACGCAAATATGCATACGCCAGCAGCGGGCTGTTCATTCGGCCGGCCGAGGGACCGGAAGATCTGCTGAAAGAGGGTTGTGCCCAGCACAACTGTGTGTACTCCTGTTACACGGAACAATACCTGGACAGAAAGACGGATATACTTTTCGTCCGCAAGCAGTCGAACCCGGATCAATCCTATGTGACCGTTGAGTTCAAAAACGGCGCCGTTATTCAATGCAGAGCCGATCACAACCGACCTGCACCGCCGGATGTGCAGGAGTTTATGCAAGCCTGGCTTGCCTACCTAAAGTCGAACAGAAAAACGAAAGCAGTCAGTTAAGGAGGACTTATGGATAACCAAATCACTACAATGCAAGAAGTAACGCCCACCACACAGAAAGCCTACGACACCCACGCCCGGATCCTGGCCAATGGCCAGGTAATGGCCAGAGCACTGGTAGATGTGTGCCACGATCTTAAGACTATGCGGGATGAGGGCCTATACACGGAGCTGGGCTATGACACATTCGAGGAGTACGCCGAGCAAGCCTGCGGCATTAAGCAGCGGCAAGCCTATTCCTACATATCAGCATACGAAAAGTTGGGTCAGAAGTATATGGCCGACCACGCCGACCTGGGGATCACCAAGCTGGAGCTGATCTCTCAAATCAGCAGTTATGAGCGGGAAGAGTTCACCGCAGATGTGGATTTGGAGAGTGCCACAGTCAGGGAGTTAAAGGCAGAGGTGGAACGCTACAAGAAGCAGACGGAACAGCTGACCTTCGATCTTGGCCAGGCACAGAGCGAATTAAGCGAAGTGCCGGAGCCGGTGGACACGGACACACTCCGTTCTTCCATTGAGCAGGAAGTTAAAGCCAAGTACAGTGCCCAGCTGGAAGAATTGCAGCAGCGGGCCGACGCAGCGCCGGACCCGGAGGCGATCCGAAAGGAAGCGAAAAAGGAAGCCACCAAGGAATACAAAGCTAAACTGGCAACGGCAAAGGCAGACGCCGAGAAAAGGACCAAAGCCGCTGTGGAAAAACTGGAGCAGGAAAAGGCAGACCTGGAACGG